TGTGTTTATACACATGTGTGCAGCTTTGTTTCGGCCCGCTATGGCCGGTGTTCTCACCTCATTAGCTCGTACCTAGAATCGATGATTCAGGCCTCATTTGAGGTCTTAGTTATGTATTGTTAGCCACAGTGATGCGGCGTAAACTTTCAGCTTGTTCTGGGATGCGACCGTACTCTATGTGCCGCCATAATTATTTCGGCATTTGGGCTTGGATTCAAAATATCTAACCCCCCCCCGTTGAAACTCGGAGAAGAACGAGTTCGGTTGCCCTGTGATTTGGATTTCATCAAACCATTGGACGAACCCTTTTAACTGCGGAGCAGTTAACTACCTCATATTGGTGCAGAGACCATGTGATGTAGCATTTCTCACTTTGTTTAAGTGAACTGATTTAGATTCTCTATGTTCTAAGTCTTTTATTTTTATAGGGCCTCTCCTACTAATTAGCATTAGAGGTAAAATTTTGCAGATTACCCCAATGAATTACAAGTTTACTGAGTTTTAGAGTTTTAGAATGTCTTTAAGCGCAATCGATTCATTTACTAGTCCTAAAGGGACACACCCTGTCCAGGGTCGCCGGGAACAACCAGAAAAACCTGCCCGTGGGAAACCGACACCCCGATCGTGTTATGGTGGATGTGTATTCAAGTGCATTTATTGTGCTCGAGTAGTCATTCCATCTCCATACGATCATTCTGCTCAACGAGCAGAAAATTTTGATGGTTGGTGTGAGGAACGATTTCTCGTTTCACCACCACCATCACCAGAGAAAAACTCACGTTCAGTGAGTAAAAAACAAAACAAAAATGGAAAATCAACAAATTCTATGAAAATTAATAACAATAGTTGTGCTTTTGAAGCACAATCCGGTTGGTTTAGCGATAGAAGTCCTTTTGATAACTTGCGTCGTATCGTAAGCGATATTGAATGGCCTTCCATCGGCTATCCTATCTTTGACAAAACTCGTTTTCTCGGGTATTTGGAAATTGGTATTTTATTATATTGCGATCTTTCTGAAGCTTCTTCAGTTGGAGCTCAAATTCGTGCTTTCGTACACTTTATTAAACATGTGTATCGGCGTTCGTTTTTAGTTCTAGCAGAACAAGGTTTATTCGAAATTGCGGAAATTTGTGTGCGTGCTTTTGGCCGCGGTTTTCCGCAAGTGCCTCTCCAAGGGGGTATTGATTCCTTTCTCGATGATTCAATTAATTATATGGATCAATTTGAGAGGAGCCAGCTGCTAGCGCAACTCGGTAAGCTATTGAGTTATGTGCTTAGTTTCGCTGTGTTTCAGGAATACAATATCGATCCCACCACTAATGTTAAGCGTTATAGGGATTTTTCACACTTACTTGAGACCAAACCCGTTACTTTCGCAGCGGGTATGGCTCGAGCGTCCTTGGAAAGCTTACGAGTTCTGTTGATGAATACCAAGAAATTTTGGTTGACAGGTGATATTACTGATCTTGTCTTCACAGAAGATCGTGTTACTAAATGGAACTTGCTTTTTCACAAGCTCAAGGGTGATTATGCTGTTTTGTCCAATCCTGCACCTTTTGGTGTTTCAGTGGAAGTCTTTGAAAAAGAAATATTAGCTTGTATCGACGAGGGAAGATATCTCTCTCGAAACAAACAGTTATTGTCTTCTTCAGAAACGTTAGTTTTCGAACGGCGTTTTCAAGAAATTCAAGGGTTGGAAAGAGATTTTAAATTAATACAGCTCGCTCAGAGTAAGAGGGATCCTCCTTTTGCTCTTTTGATTAATGGCCCTTCCTCTGTTGGTAAATCATCTATCATGCACATGATGTTTGCACATTTTGCTAAGGTTAGCTCCCTTTTGGGTAAACCCTTAGAAACTGATCAATCGTTCATGTACACACGTAGTGTTGCTGACGAGTACTGGAGTGGTTTTAATACATATCAATGGTGTATTGTCTTAGACGATGTTGCCGTTGCTTTGCCGTCAAAAGCAGCTGAAGATCCCACTCTTGATGAGATAATTCGAATCGTTAATCCAATGCCGTGGACTCCTCCACAAGCCGAACTGGAGCGTAAGGGTAGATACCCAGTCTGTCCGAAGCTCTTTTTGGCGTCTACAAATGTTAAGGATTTGAACGCCTCTATGTGGTTCTCGGTTCCTCTAGCTGTCCAGCGACGTTTTCCTTTTGTTATTACTGTAGTCCCTAAAGATAAGTACACAAAGACAAGTGTCCACAATACTAATCCTATGTTGGACGTAAGTAATCTCGAACCCTATGAAGGCCACTATGACGATTATTGGACTTTCTTAGTAGAGAAAACTGTCCCTGGACCACAAGTTGGTGGTGCCATTCATAGAGTGGCGGCTGCTTTTGAACCTGTGTTGAAAACCGATAGTGTTTCGGAATTCATGAAGTGGTTTGGTGCTGCTATTAAGCAGTACTACGCCGACACAGCCAATTTGCGCGATGCATTGGGTTCTTATTGTAAAGTTCCCATATGTCCATTGTGTTTTGGTGATCGTTTGTTTTGCGGTGATGTGTGTAACCGAGCGGTCAAAACTGTCACTGTGCCTTTACAGGTTGGTGTTCGTGATGATGCTCCACAGGCTCCTATAGCTGAGGATAGCTCTAGTTCAGAAGAACCCAAGTTCAGCTCTTACGTTTGTAGTGAGAAGTGGACGAGATTCTTTTCTTTGCGTTTCGTTTGGTTATGGTTGTATATGTCAACTATAAATGTCTTTCGATCAGCTAGTGTCTTGTGTATTCGCTACAACCTTGTGTTGTTTAGTAGAATATTTGGATACTTGGCTGGCAGAATGGAAGATTACGTTTTACGGAGAGCTTCCAGATATTTGCGTCGAGAACTTTATTCTTCCCGTGTTGAAACTTTCTTGAAGTATACCGTGTATGTGGTGGCTACAGCCACGGCTGCGTATGGTCTATTTACTCTTGTTTCCAAGAGAAAAGAGAAGAAAACAAAGGAGAGTGAAGAAAGTACACATGAATTAAACGGTGGTGTCTTTTCGTCTAATGTTCCGCAACCCAGTAATGAGCGGGCGAATATTTGGACTTGGAAAGAACGACCAGCCCTTTCTAATATTGATTTATCCCCGGCAATTTTGTCGCGGGGTGCAATATCGGTTAATGAGCAATTAGAGATTTTCTCCCGCAACTGCTATTATATGGTGGTTGACGGGGGCTCTGGTCCTACTTGTTTCGGGCGAGTTTTAGCTCTTGGTGGGCAATTGTATTTAACAAATGCTCACTTTTTCCAAAAGCGACCGTTACGTATGTTTTTGACCAAATGTGCACCGAATTCCGCCGTTGGT